CGACGCGGGTAATTTCGCTTGTATCAAGCGAGTACCGGCGGTAACTCACGCGGCTGAAATTCCATCCTAATATTCGATTAGCTATTACCTCGAAATAAAAATCACGAAAGGCTTTGTTGGTTTTTGCATAGCGCTCATAGTCATGGACTTGGCCGATACCGGTCACGGTTAACAGCTTGGCTTTGATGGCGGCGCGGACTTGGGATTCAGTAGACATTTATTTAGCTTCTTCCAATTCGTCACCAAAAAAATAAACGGTTTTTGCATTACCCTCTTGAAAATAACGCACTTCGTATTTAACACCTGTACATGTCACCCACACCGAAACAACACGACCAGGCCGCTCTAACTCCTTGATGCAAACTTTGTCATTAATTTCGTAATCTAGAAGTACCTTTGCTTTCATATCTTTCTCCCTAATCGATCCATCACCCGATCCGCCGCCGCATCAAACATTGCAACAATTTGATTTTCATTTTCTGCAAATGCTTCGGTGAACATAAATTTTCCCTTGGTTCCGTGGAGTGCAATCTTAAGCGCGATCGCATGCGCAGCGCCCCAAGCTTCTTCACGCGAAATATTAAATTTCTGCTCCGCCCAATCGACTAATTTTGCAACCGGGGGAAAATGCGGCTTAGTGCCAAGCTCGACAGATGCCGCGTGTGGTAAGGGTGAAAATACTTTGCCTTGCATATTCACTTTGCTGCCGCCCAACGCATGAGTAATCGAGCCACGCAGCCCCCCAGCGCCACCGCTTACACCAATCGGTGTACGGTCTTTTACTTCGCCTTCGAGCAACATCAACGCCTCGGTGATTGCGGCCTCAAATTCTTGGTTAGCAATTTCAGGCGCGTCTTTGAATAATTGCGCAACGTTGATCGCTTGAGATGCGTCATACTTAATATTAGTAATGCTAGACACCAAGCATATCCCAAAGCCAATACTCAATAATGTTGCTGATGCAAGTAACCGCGCCGGTGAGTAATACCGCAAAGCACGTGGCGAACATAACAAACATGGTTAAATAACCAATAATTAAAAACCCGCTCATCGCGCAAAACCCGCAAGCCAAAAGCTGAATGCAATCAAAACGAAAAAATAAATAGCGTTCATTATCGATACCGATTCGGGTGCATGAGTCGATCACGACCGAGTGACGTCGTTAAATTCATATTTGCAACGGAGGCCGCAGGGGCCGCGCGTTTATCTTTCACACCGAGTTCATCGGTATAACGTTTGCGCAAATTAGTTGCACGCCGACGAAACGCATCCGCCTTGGTTCCGTGGTTAACATTGTCCACCTGGATGGTCGAATCACTATCGCCGGAATACGCCGCAGCCAACTCATCACATAACGCCGCAGCTGCCCAACACGCGACTGGCTCTCTATCATCAACGCGTATCGTATCCGCAACAGCACTTACAATATGCCGTGCGGTAAAACTCATGCGCACACTTTCCGTGTTTGCAATCTCGTTATCCAATAACATAATTTTCAGATCAGGCACATCTTGATACATGACAATTCGATTATTATCGAAGTGAGTGGGCGGCACGTTACCGATGGGGTATTCGATGGCCTGTAATACGCTAAACTCTGCAATCCAACCCGTGGGCAAACTGATTAATTTTGCGTCCTCACCGACCACGTCAACCACTAATTCGTCAGGCCGGTCTTTAGAATAGCGCGTTACCGCATAAGCGATAGCGCGATCAATGTCATCAACACTGAGCGTTGCGGCATCATCACGTACTAACCGAGGCACTACCGTTTGATAATCGAGTAACACGACAGCCTCCGTCGTTTAGTGAGTGAGTGAGTAAATAAAATAAAGAAAAAAAGGATACTGAAAATAAAGGTCGGCCATCCGTGGCCGTGCAGCGATGGAAACTTATACGTTGGCGCGTGGGTTTAACCGATATGCATACGCCACTCGATCAAAGCCACTATCAGCGGGTTGCAGCTTGGGCATGCTATGGCGCGTGTCACAGCTTGCTACCCGATACTTTGCTTTGACTAGCGACGGTATCGGGATAGACTCAAAACCGGGGGTGAAAGCTGGCCGGTGTTTACGTTTGTGATTTACGTTTTTCGTGAGCGTCACAATATTTTTTTTATCGCTCGAATAATTCAGTAGCTCGTTAGATACCTGTTTTGTTTCTTTATGATAGATCGCGCCCGAACCCACATCATCAACCACAACAAACGCGACCTCATTAAGTGGTTTTTTAATAGACGAGTAAGCAGCCGGGGTAAGCAGCACGAAACATAATAAACACATCGATAAATAAATAATAAAGCGGGACATATTAAAACCTCATTTGATTTAAAAAGTGGGCGGCGCTAACTGCATACCGCCCTTGCTTACGTTAGGCTAAAGCGCCTGTTGTAATTCGTTAAGTCTAGACAACTACGGCTTTGTAACCGCCTCGGAAATCCAGCACATTGCCACCATAGATGTGTCTTATTTTATATAAGATTTGATCGTTACTGAATAACGAACCTTGATTTGGCGCATCTTGAACAAATATCTCAGGATCTTCATTGCCGTCCAGAAATCCAAGCTCAACAACAGGAATATCATTAACATCCGCCGTAATCGCCCAGTCATTAGCATCCGTCCAATACCAAACGGGGTGTACCTGCATTTGTAAGGATTCAATAAAATCCGTATCGTTATTTGTAGCGCGTCGAAATAAATCATGTGCAGCTTCTTCGAGATCCGCTGGCACCCATAAATGCATAGGCGGGATTCCTAACCGATCCGCCGATCCGGCTTCGGTTTGTTTTAACATCGCCAATCGACCTGCGGCCAAACTGGTTGCGTCCAACGCGGCTGTACCTAAATTATTATGAGTGGCGTGGAACCATGCCACGGCATCATACAGAGTAGGGTTTGTCGCGATAAAATCGAGCACGAATTTACTCAACGTTCGCTTTGCTGCGCGAGATAAACTAACCGGTATCCTTCGGATAGCCGCCACGTCATCATTCTTCACCATTTCAAGCGATACGGTTTCTGTGCCGCCCTTTTTACCCACCGCGTACGTGGATTTTTCATCACTTGGCGAAGACAACGCCGTATATGCCCCGTCTTCAGCGACCGTAGGCAAATCACCATAGCCACCAATACGTGTTCTTTCTTGCGTCCGAAAATCAGTAGCTAAACCTACCGTGACCAGATGTTTATACACATCATAATGATCCGGCGTGTTATAGAGCGCGACCATTCTACGCGCGATAGAGTCACCCAACGCATCAGCCCATGATGCCGAATTGAGTGCTTCAAGAAAGTTTGATCCTCCGAGTGCTTCGCGCATCCGTGATACGTCACAGTTCTTCATGTGCCCGGTCACCAGCTTGTCACCCGTCACACTTATATAACATTCCTTAAATGATCTCGGCCCACCGGGTTTCTTTGTGAAGAAGTCATCAAACATCTTCTCGACTTTTTCCGAACGATCTTCACCGGCCTCAATAAACAAACTGCCATCATCCACGCCATTAGGACTCAGGCTTGCGAGATATTCGCGCTCATCTTTGATATCAGCATGCACGTCAGCTTCTTTGAATGTGGCGCGCACTTTAAATTGATTTAATAGTTTCGTTTTTGCTTTACTCGGTAAATTACAGCCTGCAATCGCTTCACGCATCGTCGCGCGCGCTTCAATCATTTCGATACGAGCCACAGCCGCATCACTCAGCTCAGCCGATGCAGGTTCATTCCTTACCGCGTCATACGCTTCTAACAATTGTGTTTCGTCATCAACGTCTAACCCTTCGGGCAGACTGCCATTGTTATTGGCTTCAACAGCCTCAATCATGCGCGCGCGCAATGTCATTTCTTGTTGCTCCTCAGGGTTTACAGCTTCGATTAAATTAATTAATTGACCGCCGGCCGCAGGCTCGGTGATAAAATCCAGTGAATTTACTTTGGTGATCTTGGTTGCAATGCGGCGACCCTTGCCCGCCTTATCGGTGCCGTCAGCATCAATGCTAAAACCAAACATGTCATCAGACAGACCACGGTCAAACGCCTCGCGAATTTTTGCAGGAGTGTCACCCGCAGTTTCCAGGATGTGAAACGTTGCTTGAATTTCACCGGTATCATTTGCTGCACCTTTAATAAACTTAGGGTTACGGATTACGCCGAGCAAATTCTTCGTGCTCTTACCTTTGCCTTTAATGTGTTCTTCATCAGACTTTTCAAAGACTCGTACGCCTTCAAACAACGCGACCGATTCACGCAACACTGCATCCGGATAATGGTTTTTATTTTTTGATAAGCCAGCACGAATCACACGCACAAGCCACTTAGCACCTGTATCATCAGCGGCTTCAACGAACACCGCCTCCCGCATGGCCACCGCGTTATGCTCGCGCACCACTTCGGTTTTAGCGCCTACGGTCACGAGGTTGTTATCATCTATGCTATAGGCATACGCAAACAACCGGCTTTGCTCTCGCACGACAACCCGATCAGGGTAGATCGCGTCAACATCAATCCATCGATCTGTATTGCCCGGTGACACCACGGCCCGCACTGCGTCGCGCACTAGTGAGATCACATCATTAAATTCAGACGCGCTCGCTTCACGCAATGCAATGCGATTCAATCCGGCAGCCAGTATTTTCTTGAGCAGCATTACGCTAACTCACCCACGAACTTTTGACCGTCTTTAGTAACGACAACAACACGATCCTCATAGACCGCGTGATTCATTACCTCGTCTTCAGAAATTGACACCTCTTTAAATTGCGGCTTGCCGTCTTTCATAATTTGCTTACGATCTTTTAATACAGGTACGCGCCGACTGACCAGCTTCAGCACATCAGATAAGTTCATGGATTTACTTTTACTCTTTTCTTTTTCGTTGGCGGTCGTCATTTCTATTTGTCTCCGGGCTTGTTTGCGTTGATTTAAACAAAGCATAGCAAAACAAAACAAACAAACTACATTAAAACGCTTTAATGATTGACGTGAGTTTGGAGTTAATTATTCTGAGGTTGAAATTAATTATTTACGGAGTTGATTTATAGGTTTGATTTATTAAAGCGGTGTCGCAGATGCAAGCTTGCGCTTGCCAGGGCTTTGATCTAATTCTTCCCTGGTGAATTCTTTTTTCTTTTTCACATCCCAGCGCTCCATATACGGGTGCGAATCACAACCGCAATGCACACGCTCACCCACGGGTGCAGCCGGGTCACGCGGGTACATTAAAGTAACCGCGCCAGAAGGCGAATACAAGGTAAACGGTTTATCCGTATCGACAATTTGACCATCCGCCGCATCATGATGCAGCCGTGAATGCAATTTTCCAGACCGTCGCCATTTCTTTTTTAAGCCCGGCAATATTTTTTTAGCATCATCCATACGCTGTTGAGTGGCGGATGAAAACACCGTGCCGAGTTCGGTACGCACAATACCTAAGGCGCGAGAGCGCGATACTTTCAAAGTTGCTTGCACGGTATTGATCGCATCAATCGGCGATTGAGCACCGATAGCAACCAAGCCTAATTGGGTGTTGATCTTATTCGCCGCCGTAATCGTAATGTCTTTAATGCGATCCGTCATGAATGCACGCATGGCATTGAGTTGATTAATGTCTTGATCCGGTAAAAACGCGGTGATGTTTAGCCCTCCGGCTTTGAGTGGTTCGTCCACGAGCGCGAGACCGAGCTGGTTTGCGGTGTTAACGCGCTTGAGCACATCTGCTTTTACGCCGGTTTCCATTTCCGCAAGCGCGGCGGCGATAGATTGCTTGAGCTGAGGCAGGTGATAGGCTTGCCAATCAGTAGGTGCCAGCTTTAAAGTATTGGTGATATCCGTTTGTGCAAGATTAAGCAGCCGAATGATTTCGGTTTTTGCATCTTTTTGCATTCGGGTTTTTTGTTTTAGGATTTCGTTCTTTTTTTTATTGAACGATTTATCGCGTTGCTTATCCGTGGGCATAGCTTGTTATAAATCTACAACTTTAAAATATGTCTCAATTGCAAAATCATTATAGTCAACCCATTCCATAGCCAATTCCAACGACTCAAAAATTTTAATCTCTGCGTGTATTTCATCTCGCACAATTTTAAAGTTAATAATTTCACTCTTCTCATCCCAGGTTAAAATCACAAATCTAGGCATTAATTATCTCCAAAGTTATAACGAGTCATTAAATAACACACTCATACATTTGCACCTGCTGCTTGTCACTCATCTTCATCCTCGGTATTTTCTTCTACTTTATTATCATCATCACCCGAAAAAGAATCATCCTCTCTCTTTTCCACCGCCTGTTCTTTCGCCGCCTTCAATTCCGCCGTTGCATCAAACTCAACCCCTAGCCGACCGGTGATTTGTTGTATGATTTGCAACGCGGTTGCGCCGGTCATCAGCCCTTCATTAATCGCAGCCGCCACGCCCATCACCACTTGAGCCAAAGCGGTTGCGTATTGGGTTGTGTCCTTGGCGGTGAGTTCAGGCCATTGCACCTTAAACATATATATAGAGTCGTTTAAATCTGGCTCACTACTGGTTTCCGCAAGTTCGCGCTGGCGAATCTGGTACTTGGCGAGGTCAGACAAAATACACGTCCACGTACGTTGCCGCATACTCAATACTTTGAATGTTGGCTCACTCATGCTCTCACCGCCGGCACGGTTGACATCATCCGCGCCACCGTACCAATTTGTCGGCATCGTTGCACCGCCTAAAATGTTATTACGAAACAGCCTGGCGGTTTCGCTCGCATCCGTACTTTTTAAATCCGGGGATATAGCTTCAAACTTAACTTTATCATTGGTAACTAAATGCGACCCCGGCGCAGGCGGTGCGCCGTTCTTCCGTTTATACTCATCTACTTGTTCAGCGGTCGCTCCCTCTAAACTCGTATGATAAACAAACGCACGTAGAAATTGCTGCCTATCCATTTCGCCAAATAAAAATTGATCATAACCATCCAGCCAATCCGCTTGGGCTAATAAATCAGACCGGCCTCGACTGCCGTTGCTCAGGTCGTTTATTTTGTAAAAGAAACATTCGCCATCAGTAAACGTTTCGCGTATCGCAACCGTGTTGGGGTGGAATAAT